ATGGGACGATGCTTTAGGTTTATGGGACGATAGAGCAGGTAATTGGGATAGTGGAATTACTTATAGTGCTAGTTCCCATTTATTGAGAATATCAGCTAAGACCGAAAGTTCTTCCTTAAATGTTAATAACTTTAGTTTGCAATTATCAGCAGTGGAAAGCACTTTTACTTCTATAATGCTTAATAACAATGTGAGTAATGATGAAGTGGCGATTGATATAGGATTTATAGACAGTAATGAGCAATTAATTGATGTCTTTAATTATGCTAAAGGATTTATTGATGGATTTACCATAGATACAAAAAATGCAGTAATTAATATTAACTGCACATCACATTTCGGAGATTTTAGTAGAGTAACAGGTCGCAAAACAAACGAGGGAAGTCATAAAAGATTTTTTGAAAATGATGGCGACAGTTTTGAATTTTCATCTCAAACAATTAGAGATTTAAAATGGGGTAGAGCATAATGGGATTTTTTAATGACATCTTTGATGCTATCGGTGATTTTTTTACGGACATCATTAGTTGGATTATCCCTATTCCAGAAATCCCAGAAGCACCAGAACAACAAGACGGAACATTAATTAATAAACAATCCAATAATGCTTTTATCCCTGTTATCTATGGTGAAAGATTAGTTGGGGGTACAAGGGTATTTATTGAAGTTGAAGGTGATACCAATCAATATCTCTATATATGTTTAGTTTTATGTGAAGGTGAAATAAGTGATATTAAAGAAATAAGAGTTGATGATAGTGCAGTGACTTTTGATGGTAGTTTTGCACACGCAACAACCATAACCTCCAATGATACTAGATTTGGAGATAAAATTAAAGTGCAACCCTTTTATGGGAAAGATGACCAAGTACAATCTAGTCTATTAAATGAAGATAATAATTGGAATGACAGCAGTAATAGAAAATTAAGTGGGCTATGTTATTTAGCTGTAAGATTAGAATGGGATAGAGATAAATTTTCCAATATACCAAAAATACAAGCTGTTGTTGAAGGTAAAAAAGTTCCTGTTATTAATAGTAATTTAACGATTACTGAAAATGTTTATTCTAATAATCCTGCATTTTGTTTATTAGATTATTTGACCAATACCAGATACGGAAAAGGGATTGGATTTGGTGATTTAGATATTGAAAGTTTTTATACTGCTTCGGTCATAGCCGACCAAGAAGTCACTCCTTATTCTGGAGCAAGTAATATTCCTCAGTTTAGTTTGAATGTTGTTTTAAATACTAACCAGAAAATATTAGACAATGTTAAATTTATCCTCAGAGGTATGAGAGGATTTTTACCTTACTCCGAAGGTCTATACAGATTAGTTTTAGAAACAACAGGAACATCAATTTTATCCCTCAGTAAAGATAATATTATTGGTGGTGTTAAATTAACCAGTGAAAAGAAAAACAGCAAATATAACAGAATCAATATTAATTACACTTCACCAGAAAAAAATTATGAAATAGATACCGTTGTCTTTCCAGAAACAGATGCAGAACACCAAACATTAAGAGATGCTGATGGTGGTTTCTTACAAGAACTAAACTTAGATTTAAATATGATTACCAATCCTTATCAAGCATTACAGTTTGGTAAGGTAGTTTTAAACAGAAGTAGAAATCAATTAAGCGTTGAATGTACTGCAAACTATGAAGCTATGGATTTAGCAGTGGGTGATATTGTTAATTTAACAGATGATATTTTAGGTATGACTGACAAACCATTTAGGGTTATGGGATTATCTATTAATTTAGATTATACAGTCAAATTATCTTTAGCTGAACATCAAGATTCTTGGTATGTGTTTGATGAAAAGCAAGAAGTAGCCATTGTACCCGATACTAACCTACCCGACCCTTTTACTATTCAACCACCTGCAGGAATTACACTTTCAGATGAACTAATAGCCTATAATGACGGAACTGTTATTGTTGCCTTAAATATAGATATTACACCTTCTACTGATAATTTTGTTTTTGAATATCAAGTTGAATATAGAAAAGTAGGCGAAACAGATTATAAAGTTCACGCTAAAGGTTCAGAATTAAATCAAAGAATCCTCAATGTTATTGACCAACAGCGATATGATGTCAGAGTTAAAGCGATTAACAGTTTAGGCGTATCATCTGGTTATGTGACAAAAGATAATTATTTAGTGGTTGGGCAAGTCGCTCCACCTTCAGATGTAGAAGATTTTACCTGTAATATTGTGGGTAAAGAAGCACACTTGACTTGGGAACAGATACCAGATTTAGACCTTGCCTATTATCAAGTGCGTTATTCTACTGCTTTGTCTGGTGCGACTTGGCAAGATTCTGTATCTATTGTGGAAAAAGTATCAAGACCTGCGACTTCAATTACCGTACCGGCACTCAAAGGTACTTTCTTAATTAAAGCGATAGACAAGTTAGGTAATGCTAGTGTTAATGCATCAAGTATTTCTACTAATGTTAGTGCGATTGGTTATTATAATGCAGTTGCTACTTCAACCCAAGATCCAACTTTTTCTGGATCAAAGTCAAATTGTGAAGTCGTAGATGGTACATTAAAATTGTCAGCAGTTTTATTTGACTCTGATGGAAATCCTGTTCCTGCTATCTATAATTTTGATTTTGGCGGTAATGATTATTATGATTTAGGTGATGTTTATACATCTAGGGTAACAGCAGTTTTAGAACAATTTGCTAGTGACCCAGATGATTTATTTGAAGATGGCAGAGGCTATACAGATTTTGATGATGTGCCGACTAATATATTATTTGACGGAACAGTACCTCAAGGAACTAATGTTCATTTAGAAATAGCATTGTCAGACGATAATATTACCTATACTGATTTTAAAAACTTTGTGATTGGCGATTATACTGCCAGATATTTTAAATTTAGAGCATTAATGTCCTCCAGAGATGCTAACTCTATCCCTGTTATTAGTGGATTAGAGGTACAGATAGATATGGAAGATAGAGTATTTAATGGAAATGATATAACATCAGGTCTTAGCACTTATTCAGTAAGTTTTGCCACACCATTTTATGATGATGGAATATCCCCTAAATATGCGATAGGCATTACTGCTCAAGATATGGACACTGGCGATTATTATACAATTACTAACAAAACTGTAAGTGGTTTTGATATAACCTTTAAAAACAGTGGTGGAAGCACAATCAGTAAAACATTTGACTACATAGCGAAAGGATACTAAAAACAAGATATGGCACAACACGATTATGAGATTTTAAACCAAACTTTTCCTTCTTATAGAAACGACCACAACAATTCTTTAGAAGCGATTGTCACAAAAAATAGTGGTGCAACTGAGCCATCAACCACTTATGCTTATCAATGGTGGTATGATACTGCTAATGATATTCTAAAGATTAGAAATGCTGATGATGATGCTTGGATTAATTTTGCCTCATTTGACCAAACCAATGATAATTTCTCTTTAACAGTTCAAGATTTAACAGTTAATGGTCAAGGTTCTATTCCTTCTGGTACAAAAATGTTATTCCAACAAACAACTGCACCCACAGGTTGGACTAAACAAACTGACCATAATAATAAAGCCTTACGAGTAGTCACAGGAACAGCAGGAACAGGTGGTACTAATTCATTCACTAATGCTTTTAATTCTGACAAAACTGTCAGTGGAACAACAGGGGGTACAGGCGTCACCATTACAGGAAGCACAGGTTCACATTCTATTACACAGGCACAATTACCTAATATTACCTTGCAGACTACTCAATTAGTTAAAATGGAAACACCTCCCGCTGAAAGAGGTTCATCTTCTGGTAGTGGTGCTACATATCAAAAAGCAGATGTTCCTTTGGGCGGTTCTAACCAAGGTCACTCCCATACTTCTGGAACTTTGGCAGGTTCATCACACACTCACTCTTTTAGTGATACCTTCAACCTCAATGTTCAATATGTAGATTTAATAATTGCTGAGAAAGACTAATGAAACTAGAAGTAAAAGATAATTGTCCTTTAGATAACTTCAATCCTTGTAAGAAGTTTGATTGTGGTTGGTTTATTCAAATAAGAGGAACTAATCCTCAGACTGGGGAAGAACAAGATGAATTTGGTTGTGCGATTGCTTATTTGCCTTTATTAATGATTGAAAATTCACAGCAAACCAGACAAGCAGGTGCATCTATAGAAAGTTTTAGAAACGAAATGGTCAAATCTAATAATGAAACATTGAAGATGTTAATGACTAATGAAATAATAAAAAAAATAGGGAAAGATAAATAATGGCACAAGACGGAACAACAGCAGGTGGTGCAAGTT